TTTTATTTGATTCTTTCCGTGTTCTTGATGTTCTTGATTGACAGCAATGTTAGTCGAGTTCGAGACTCTGTCCTCGCCTCTCTCAACACGATGTCTGAAGGTGTGATGCCTCGAGAACCAGACTGCAATCCGTATGACTTGAACAAAGCCACAAAAGGTATGATCGTTGACATGACTTATGACAACGGGACCCAGATGGTTCAAGTGAACATCAAGGGGCCGTACACGATATCGTGGAGCTCAAGCGTCATCAACCCGTACAACCAAACACCGTACGAAAGCCGACAGTTGCGACACAACTTCCTGCACTGGGCCCTATTTGGGAAGAGGTGATGTTGCATCTGACACTATCATCAACGGCTGGAAGTACAGGCAAACCCCTGACTTCGCAGTCATCATGCGTTCAACAATGTTTGTTTGTGACACGTTTGTCTCGGATCGAGATGTGCATCTCAAGGATAATTATCTCGAGAAACAGGCTCACTACAAAGCATATTGTCAGTCAGCAAGAGATTATGCTCTTCATGCGATCAAGGCACAAATCCAGACGGTAACTCTTGGTGTTGGCTACGGACCATTAAGATGTATTGTTCCGTTCCAGTTCACTGACCAGGACTTTCAGGTTGTCTCGGATCTCGCAGATATGGCTTTTGTCATCATGCAAAGAGCTGAGGAGTTACTTCCCACATCAGCGCATCGAAGTGAAGAAGAGATGGCTTGTGAATCCGAGCGAGTTCGATTGTCAAAGGAGTGGTATCAAAAGGTTCCGGACATCGGAGAATATGCCCAGATCGGAAAAGATAACGTTGAATTCTGGAAGGCCAACAAAGATAAGTGTGACTCTGACACAGAGAAGATCATCGAGAAGGCAATGGCGAAAGCCCTTCTGGATCGAACTCAGACGACAGATCTACAAAGACATGACGACTTCCAGAAAGGTGTTTTGAAGTACCGGACTCTCCTCAGAACATTTTCGAAACGTGTGAAGCTAGACTCATCGATGGTCCAGGTTCCACTGCTGGTGAGAACGGGTACGAAAACTTCATCAATGAACCCTCGATTTCTACCTGACTTCCAGGGAGAGGGGTCAGAACTTGTGGAGATTTTCCGAGTGCATTACAAACACAATCCTGGTCACCTCGATGAAAACGAAGCAGAAGACGCTGTGAGTCTTGAAGAGATCAATGCTGCGAGCAGAGCAGATATCGAGAGAATTCGGGCAAACATTCTGGATCTCAAGGAATCAGGACGATGGCAGCAAAGGGTTGATGATCTGGAAGCAAAGGCAGAGTATGACAACGTCAATGCTGGTTATACGACTCGAGAGCTCATCAATACGTACCGCAAGCTGCGAACAGCGAGATGCGAAAGCAAAGGGGATCTGAGTGAATCAGCCGAGCAGTGTCTTGGTCGTGTTTGGTGGCCGGACTACCCACATCCTCAAAGAGGGGCTAACGATCAAATGTGGGACCCGGAAACGCTGGATGATCCGAGCATGGAAGAATATTTCAACGACGAGAGCTTATGCTCCGAAGGGTTCCTTCTCGAAGACCTCGATGAAAAGTACATGCCGATGTTTCGGAAGGGTGCTATCGGACCATTGAGCATGGACTGCCTGGAAAAGTTCCGATTGCTAATGAGCACAGGACTTGCCTCTGGGGCGAGCACTGCGGCTCGAATGGCGTCTATTTGCATTGGGTTGATTAAATCAACAACAAAGAAGAAGGCAAACCTGTTCTTTGAAATTGACAAAGGTCTTTACGCAACTGCGCGAAGCAATGGAATATCTCCTGAAGGAGGTGGTGAAGGAGGAATGTGGATTGCCATTGTCGCAGATGAACTCAGCTGGAAATCATACGGTCGACCCTTCAAACAAGGATTTTCCCATGCAGGATTCACCTTCTTTGAACCTCTCTTCTTCAACATTAGCTTGCTTGAACAACTCACACGTGTGGAATTCGCTCCTCTCCTTCTGAACGAGTTCGCAATGTGCAACAAAGAACCGGTTCGGCCCGGTGTTCCGATGATACCATCTACGCTGGCTTGGAAAGCAACAAAGCTTTCTCTTCTCGTAGCCATGTCTGACAATCGCGATGCAAACACAGTGATCGCTCTTACCCGATATGTCTACATGAAAACTGCAGTTCAGCCTCTCGAGCTCGCCCCGTTCGGTGCAGCGTTCATGGACCGACTGCCGCTACCGCGGAAGAAGTTCACTGCCTGGCTATCGTCAAAGTTCATATCCCTTTTGGAGCGATCGTCGTTCTCCGCAAACTGGCCGATCCAGAGAGAGGTTCGTTTTTTCTCATCCAACATTGAAGGATGGGCTCCCAGTGGAGACTCGTTCTCAAATCTGGTGGATCCCTTCCTAGGAATGCGAACCGAATCGATGGGGTTTGTTCTAGCAGAATATCAGCTGAAGCACCTCTTCCGAAAGCGTCCCGGAAAGAACAACATTGCGATGTTCGAAAAACTAGCGATTCTCGATAGCTCACGTCCCTCCCGGGATCGGACAGGGATGGGAAACCCGACGGAAGAACTTGGCAATCACGAGTTTAACGTGTCCTTCGTGCAGAGCTGCACAAAGGCTGCAGTCAAAGAAATCGCCAAACGAGCGAAAGTCTCTATCAAGCCAGTTGAGTATGTTGAAGGAACGAAGTCTCAACTCCAGTACCGAGCAACAACTCAACGAATAAAGTTCCTCAAGTCAAGCATGCTCAAGATGGCGACCATGCACGCAACAACATCAGTTGCTGGCTTCGATGAGGCACTAATGGCAGCTCAGAAGAAGCTCGGCGCGTCTTTTAAGAAGATGACCGACGCTTATGCTCAGATAGATCAGGACCTCGACGTTGCTTTAAAAGCAAATCGAGCAGAGCACGCCAAGAAGAAAATCGGAAAGGGAGGCAAAAAGAAGAGGAAGGGTCTTGCAAGATTCATTGGTGTTCGAAACAAACTCTTTGCAGTAATCAACAGATGGCATTCCCTCATGAAGAAGACAGAGAAGATGCCGATGATGGTCGCACTTCGACAAGCCCTCAGCATGGTGGTCACCCTCGAAGGAATTCTTGTGTCGCTGTTCCTCAAACCTCAAATCGATGTTAGAGAAATCTCTGTGGTGGATGAGTATGGGAAAGCACTTCAAATGTACATTGAAGGAATTTTTGAGTTCTACAACAAACATCTCCCAAACGAGTGCATGACCCAGAAGGACGAAAAGCACGCGAGGCTGAGGGTTTTCCTCTCAAACAATGCTGATGTCATTGCTGACAAGAAACAGACACTCCTCATGTGCGAGAGCATTGACTGCTCGAAATGGTGTCAGCAATTCCTCATGACAATTTTCGGTTGCGTCATGGATTCTCTTGACTGCGAAAATGACGGAATCTCCATGACTGGCCTGAACGCATTCGCTCGGAAAAGAATTCTTCTAAACGATCAGCAAGCTGAGGAGTTTAAGCGCTGCGAGGAGAACATGCCTAAAGGGATATCAGCTGTCCAGGAATCAATCATAAAGGAATTCCTTGGAAAGGAGGATGACAGGCTTTTCTTCACAGCGAAGAAGTACGGAAGAGTCATGACTGTGATTTCTGGAATGATGCAGGGATGGATTCACAATGGAAGTTCCTTCCTTCATGCCGCCTATCTCACAAAATTTGAAGAGGTTCTCAAGTCAAGAATCATGCCTTCGCTCAACAGGCGAATCATGGAGGACCCGCTGCGAATGGAGAGGCTTAAGAAGCTTGGGAAAATTGATGCAAATACCTCAATTGAGGATGTCAATGCTGAGATGGAAAAGGATAGCAAAAAGTTCCCTATGGAGATGAAAACTCTCCTAAGTTCAAGTTCTGACGATGCAGGGTACGTGTGGCTTTTGATCAATCATGGAACGGGTACAACCGAAACCTTCAATGTCATGAAGTTCATCAGCATCTCGATCTCACGGTGCCTGAAGGCTTGCTATCCGATGTTTTCGGCGCGGATTTCACTCGACAAAAGCGCTGAGTTTGGTACAAGCGTGCTCTATGAGTTCAACAGCATCTGGCACACATCAATGGGAATGATTCCCCAGGGGGTGAAATTCCTGAATGCAGCTGTCCAAATGTCCTATCAGCCAGTCTTGATCAATCGACTGATCAACATATATTCTGCGATGCGACAAGCCAGCATGAACGGATGCTACTCGACATCTATTGGCATTATCTCTTGGTACATGGCTCTTCAAAACTATAGAGTCCTCGGGTATGGAACACGAGCATCACGACAGGGATTCATGAAGATGATGGTCGAAGCTGCATCGCCTCATCTGGGGTTCCAGATCATCGGGTCGCCTCTAACAATCGGAACTCTTGGCTACGCCTACACTGAACGTGAGTACTACCTTCGAAATCCACGTGAGCAAAAACTCCTCAAGTTCTTTGCTGACACTGAGGAAAACTTCAAGATGACTGTTCTAGTAAAGACATTGGAAAATCGAAAGTATGAGCAAGCTTGTGCTCAGGCTGAGAGAGATGGATGGATGAACACAGAACAGAGAATGGAACTCAACAAAGAAGAAAACTGGCACATCTTCTTCAAAGGGGCAATCACACCAGCTGAGATGGCTCTCTGGGCAAGTAGAATGATGATGTCTGAGGGCATAAAGTCAGCATTCACTCATCACGAAGCTTACACGTACTGGATGCAAAAAGAGTG